TGTCCCGCTGTCCTCAATTAGGATAGGAAACGAAAAAGTTTTCGATTACCTTGTTCGTATGGACGAGGAGGAGGGTATTGATGAAACCCTATTTGACCCATTTGGTCAACAGATCCTTAACCCGGATCAATGCTCAATGGGAGCAATGAGGGCACCATTTGTCCTATATAATTCGATGGGAATTAGAGTCGGCGCAAACAAGGCCGGGAAGATTCTAAAACAGAAACTATACCCAAAATCGATTGGGAAAGTCATCCTATTGATGGCTTTAATCAAATCCCTTGATTACGGGCACTTCGATGTGCCACCGGACGGATACCTGTCCATTGGACTTGTCCAAGTCCCTTTCTGGCATAAGTCAGATAGACCGATAAGATATATCGTCGACAAGGCGAGCCCTTGTGTTCTCACCGTGTTGGCTGAGCCTGGAGCGAAATGTCGCTCTCTTACTAAGAATAGTTCTTGGTTAGTTACTTTGCTCAAAGTAATGCGGTTCCAGATTGAACCGGTGGTCGCACGAGACGGCCGAGCGAGGATTGGCCTCGCAAGCACCAACAAAATGTGGGCGTTCCTGAAATATTTGCAGGTAAGTTGGACAGGCTCCACTGTCGCTCAATCGAGCGATTTCCGTTCCGCAACGGATTATATTCCTCTTGAATATATCATGGACATTTGGTCCGTAATCGCTGGAAAACTCCCGCGAAAATCCGCTATTTGGATTTACCAGGATTTGATCTGGGCCAACCGAGACATTCGGATCGATGAGAATTATTCTCATCTAGGAATTGATGTTTCCTCAAACCACAAATGTGGTAGCTTTATGGGAGAACCTCTCTCATTTATTACGTTAACTGTAATGAATCTCCTTTCAGAAGATATGACCAACTATTATTGGTGGTCTGGTGACCCAATTTGGTCGCTTCCGACCCGTAAGGGATGGGATTTGGTCAGGAATACTGACCCCTGCGCCATATGTGGCGATGATCTCTGCGCTGTTCGCAGGCATAAAGCTAAGTGTAAGCTTTCTCGGACCATACAAATCGGTCTTAACTTTCAACATTCTGAAGGTAAGGATGGGGATTCCCATCGTATCGCAATTTTTTGCGAAGATCATATAATGTATGATGGGAGTAAATTCCTTTACTTAGACGTGATTAAGTCTCGTCTCCTAACCACAATGGCTAGGGATCACGCCGACCGGCGAATTTCCGTCCTTGGAAAGGGCGGCCAGATATCTAACCAGTTATCTTATATCAACGACTTGATATACCATACTCATATTTGGAGTATTTATAAACAAACTGTTTATCGATCCATCAAGGGTTTGGATAAAGTACGGATTCCGTTCTTTTTACCGCCGAATTGTGGTGGTATGGGAATACCATTGTGTTCCGATATCCCGAAATGGGGAATTAAATATATTAATTATATTTATGATATCCTGGCG